CTTGACGGAGAGGGCGCGGCGCCCCACCATTGAGGTGCGTCGCGACTACGGTGACGTGGCCATAGGTCTCTGGGTCACGCTAAATACCCCTCAGATAACACCTGAGACGATCCACGAGTTCATCAGGACGTTCAGGGAGATGGGTGAACCCATCTCCCATGGAATTGCCTGGGCCGGCGACGAGGTGAAGATTGACGCGCGAGAAGTCAGACTCCGATACAACAGCATCTACTCTGCTAAACCCAGAGAAGATAGCTGAGCGGCGCCGTCACATCGACCTCGCTGACCTGCGGGGCTCCGCGCCCGGAAAGTGGATCTGCCACTACTGCGCGCGGCGGTTCAGCAGCGAGGTCGTGTACGAGCGGCACTCCTGCCAGGAGCGTGACCGCCAGCTGTTCATCAAGAGCCCGCAGGGCCAGGCGGCGTACGCCTACTACTCGCACTGGATGCGCGCTCGCAAGTTCAGCCTGCAGCCTGTCTCAACGTTTCTGACGTCGCGCAACTTCCAGTCCATCAAGAAGTTCGCCCAGATGGTGGTCGCCGCGAGCATCGGCGACCCCATCCGGTACATCGACCTGATGGTGGAGCACGGCCTGCAGCCCGCGCTGTGGACCTCACAGCAGGCCTACAAGATCTACCTTGACTGGGCAGACGAGCGCTCTGATCCCGTTGAGCAGGTGACGAAATCCATCGAGTTCGTCTTTGACCTCGCCGAGAAGGAGGGCCACGACCCGTTCACCATCTTCCAGCACATTGACTCACAGCGCACGCTGAGCTTCATCAACCAGCGGCGCCTGAGCCCGTGGTTCCTGTTTCACTGCCGGTCATTTCAGCAGCTCATCACCTCGCTGACGGCGACGGAGAAGCAGGTGTTCAGCCGCGCGCTGCGCGCCGACAGCTGGGCTGAGAAGCTGAAGGAGGCAGGCAGCGTCAAGGCGCAGGTGAAGGACATCGTCAAGCAGCTGGGGTTCTGATGGACATCGACATCGACACGCCACCTAGTGTGAACATCACCAAGCTGTTCCCAGAGTGGGTGCGCGCCAGCCTCGTGAAGGACGGTGTTCTCCGCCCGCACCCGTGCGGCTACTACCCGCAGGCGATGGCGAGGGACCCAATCACTGGGCTCGCCGCCATTCCCTACGAGCAGGCAGAGGAGCTAGGTTACTTTAAGATCGACTTCCTGCACCTCTCTGTCTACGAGCACTTCAAGTCAAGGGACGAGATCCTGGCGCTGCTCAAGGAGGAGCCAGACTGGGGGCTGCTGCTCATTCCCAGCCAGCAGCCCAAGCTATTCCAGCTGTCCAAGCACGGTGACATGCTGACGGCGGTGCGGCCGCGCAGCGTGGAGGAGCTCGCCGACGTGCTCGCTCTCATTCGTCCAGGTAAGAAGCAGCTCCTCAAGCTCTACCTCTCGCACCGTGAGTCAACCCGCCGCATCCTCTACGCCAAGGACGAGAGCGGCTACAGCTTCAAGAAGTCACACGCCATCGCGTACGCGCTGGTGATCGTCCTTCAACTTCACCTCATCACAGCAGGAATCCTATGACTTGCATCGTTGGAATGGAATTTCAAGACCGGGTGTACGTCGCCGGCGACGTTCAAGGTACAGGCTGGAACCACAAGGTGGTACACACGACGCCGAAGGTCTTCAGCAAGTGCGGCGTCATCTTCGGCTACACCACCAGCTACCGCTTCGGGCAGGTGCTTGAGCACAACCTCCAGAACCCCGTTGTGCCGCACGAGGAGGACGAGATCTACCGCTGGCTGATCACCGTCCTCATCCCTGACGTCCGCGCCGTGCTCAAGGAAAATGGCTACGAGAAGGGCGGCAACTGCCTCATCGGCGTCAAGAACCAGCTGTGGGAGCTGCAAGATGACTTCAGCGTGCTACGCTCGGTCGCCGGCTACTCGGCCGTCGGCAGTGGCTATGAGTACGCGCTTGGCAGCCTGTTCAGCTCGCACGCAGGAGTGAAGCCCCGCAACGAGGAAGACGTGCACGTGCTCCTCAGGCGTGCGATCCAGGCCGCGGGCACGTTCAGTCCGTCAGTAGGAACCGAAAGTACCATCCTCTCGACCTGATTACTTTTCACAGGTCATGTGATATAATTCTCTCATGAGAGTTGACAAGCTCACCGACCGGCAGCTTGAGTACCTCGACATCCTCCAGGAGGAGTGCGCCGAGGTGATCACTGTCATCTCGAAGATCAAGCGCTTCGGGCTGCACAACTTCAACCCGTTCCACCCGGAGCGGACGCCGAACTATGAGCGGCTGCAGAGCGAGATCGGTGACGTGCTGGCGATGGTGCAGCTGGTCGTGCAAGAGGACATCGGCGTCAGCGTGAAGGGCATCCAGGCAGCGAAGGAGCGCAAGCTCGACAAGCTGCCGCAGTTTCTACGGACAAAGGACGTGAAATGAAGGCAACAAGACTGCAAGATGGCACGCTGGACCTAAAGTTCGAGGACCATGATGAGCTGTTCGCGTTCACGTACGGCTCGCACCTGTACGGCACCAACCATGAAGCGTCAGACCATGACGTCAAGGTGGTGTTCCTGCCAAAGCTGGAGGACTTGATCCAGTGCCGGCCAGTGACAAACTCCCGGCCCGCCGTTGTGGACGGTGTTGACGTTGAGTATGTCCCGCTGCAGGTGTTAGTGAGGGACTTCTTCAGCGGGCAAACGTACGCGCTGGAGCTGCTGCACGCGCTGCGCCTCGGCCAGGTCACGCGCAACTCGCGGTGCGACGTCACCGTCTACTGCACTGAGGAGCTGAAGGTCGCGCTCGGCAAGTTCACCACGCGAAGCGTCGACAAGATGGTCGGCTACGCCATCTCACAGTCGCAGAAGTACGGTCTGAAGACGCGGCGCTACACGACGCTCAAGAAGGTGGTTGACACCATCGAGCAGCTGTCACTCGTTCCCACCCACCAGTGGAGCGATAAGCTGCGGCTCGTCGAGACGCCAAACCTCGTCAGAGAGCTGCTCAAGCTCGACCACGTGCGGCGAGTGGAGGTGGAGAACTCGGCAGGCGGCAGTGAGCTCGCGCCGGCGCTAGAGGTGTGCGGCAAGAAGTTCCCGCTCACCAACAAGTGGAGCACGGTACTGTCGTCACTGCACAAGACGCTCGAGACCTACGGTGAGCGAGTGAAGCAGTTTGACGGTGAGGCGACGGACTGGAAGGCGCTCATGCACGCCATCCGGATCACTGAGCAGGTGCTGGAACTGACGTCAACTGGCAGGCTCACGTTCCCACGCCCCAATGCAGGTTACCTGCGTCAGGTGCGACTTGGCAAAGTTGAGCTGGACCAGGTGATGGCTCACCTCACGGAGAAGTTCAACCGCCTCGATGACGCGGTCGCGCTGTCGGTGCTACCGGAGAAGACGCCAGAGCTTGAGGCGCAGTTCAACGAGTGGCAGCGGGACTTCTTCCTCGGCCTGTACAACTACTGAGACCTGGCGATCAGGCGACTTGCCTCACGGCTCGTGATCACCCTACCGTACATGGGTGACGCGAGCCGCGTTGCTATCTGACTGAGAAACACGGCGCGCTTGTTGCGGTCCTTGACCCGCGCGCAAAATGCCTGGTACTCAATCCGGTGCGCCTCAAGCTCCTGCTCAAGGCGAAACTGCGCGTCTTCCATGTAGCGTACCCACCATGCCTCGACACCTTCTGCCTGCTGCCTGATGTGAACGGCCTCGTGGGCGAGGAGCTCAGGCGTGAGAACGCCGCCGCTTGGGTTGTAGATGGTGTCGCCGTACGTGAAGATGGCCGACTTACCGGGATTGAATTTGGCCTTCAAGACCTCGTAGTTAGGAGGGAACTCCGTAGAGATCTTCACGCGCTCTTCCTCAGGCGCACCTCAACCGTCTCTGGCACTGGCACAAGGCGGCGGCGCTTGACCTTCACCCTTGCCTCCTCCACAGTGGAGAAAATGTTGCCAACGACTCGTGACACGTACGCGGTATCGAATGTGCGGTAGATAGGCTGCAGTTTCTCAGTGAGACCAAGCCTGGAGATCTCGATGGAGAGCGGGACAGAGTCGCTGCTCGCGTAGAACCACTTGGTGATGAGCTGAAAGAGGTGTTGAAGGTTGATGCCTTCCTGCTCGGCAAAGTCAATCACGAACGCGCCAATCTCAGCAGCTGACACCTTGTCGATGATGCACAGGTACTCCTCGCGCTTGTACTCAATGAGCGAGAGGTAGAGAAAGTGCCCCTTCGCCGGGGGCTCTTCGATCTTGAGCTGCGGTATCTTCTTCTTGGCCATCTGCTGCTTGAATCATTGAACCGTCGTATTTAACCTGCCCGATTGACCTGTTTACACCAGTTGCTTGCGGGTGTAGAATAGGACCATGTCCTGGAGGACAGACAATGTGGACAGAAAAGGATGACGGCATGATCTTGTGCAGGTATGAACCTGGTGAAAGTGATGTGGTGGTGGAGTACAGCGCGCTGACGGCGACGTTTACCGTGACGCTGCCCTTCAACATCTTCGTGAAGCACCGCGGCGCGTTCGTCAATGAGATCAGTGCCAAGTACCCGATGGAGATGATCGGCTACCTCTGGGAGCTGCAGCGAGATGGGTTCTTGGTGCAGGCTGAGATCATCGAGACGCTGCGGCAGATCTCTCATCGCGCCAACACCGGGCAGGGCCTTGAGCGGTTCGCACCTCGGACCAAGGACCGGTCCAACCTTCGGCTGGTCGCCTGACCCTGTTACAATTGTTACAAGTTCCCGGGATGACCTGTGTACATTCCCGGGAACCTGTGATATAATGCTTCTGTTGGTTGATGGAGCAGACACGATGCGGTTCAGGTTCATGGAACTCAACGAGCGGGCCGGGATCAAAGGCTACTCGGACGCGACCCGGGCGGACGTGGTCCCCGGCGCGAAGGTGGAGTTCACGTGCAACGGGCGCGGTCGAGGTGGTCACTACCGCGTCACCGCTGTCGTCACGAAGGTCCGTGCCAAGTCGTTCGACGCGGTCGAAGCCGAGCGCTCGTACAGGCCCGGCACCAACTGGCGCGTCTCCTTCAACCTCAGCGATGAGGACACGCTGTACATCCACAGGAGCGCAAGCTGATGAGAAGGCCGCTGTACAAGACGTACGAGATGCGCGGTACCGTGGACCGCAACGCCCACCTGCCGCTCAGCCAGAACCTCAACGGGACGAAGCGCATCGAGGACGTGAGCTTCTTCTTCAGCGACTTCAAGAACGCGTGCCTGCTCGCCGCCACGTACACCCCACAGTGCCGCCTCGGTGCGATCAAGGGGGAGGTGATCGACGAGAACGGCAAGGTGCTCCGCCGCTACACGAGGTGGAGGGAGTTCAAGTGAGCTACTGCCGCCTGACTGAGAACTGCGACGTCTACGTGTGGTCGGATGGGGGCTCGATCTCCATCACCACGGCCTGGGACAAGAGGGTCACTCGGGGCGGCGAGCTCACGCAGGACTTCGTGGTGCAGGGCCCGATGCAGGCAGTGAACGTGCTCCTCGGCCTCCGCAAGGAAGGGCTGCGCGTCCCTGAACGGGCGATCAAACAACTGGTGAAGGAAGCTCGCAGATGACGAACCCCATCAACCGCTCCGATTCCGTCCTGCTGTCGCCGCGCATCCGCAAACAGGTTGAAACGCGCGTCAAGCAGTGCCTCGAGATCGCCAAGAGGAACTACAAGCAGGAGTTCCCGTTCCCGACTATCCGGTACGACGTCAAAAACACGCACGCCGGCCTCGCCAACTTCAACGCGTGGACGATCAGGCTGAACCTCATCCTGCTCGCCGAGAACGAGAAGCACTTCATCGAGCACACCGTCGCCCACGAGGTGGCGCACCTGATCAATCGCAAGGTGAACAAGCCGGCGCCCGAGAAGAAGCGCCTGATGCCGCACGGCCCGGAGTGGAAGGCGGTGATGGCGCTGCTGGACGTTCCCGCCAACCGCACGCACAACTACGACTGCACGTCGATTGACCGCAGCGGCACGAAGCGCCGCCGGCCGACGAAGCGCAACTTGATGCTGAAGATCAAGCTGCTCTTCAACCGGCTGGAGCTGGCCGAGAGGCACCAGCTGCTCGACGAGCTCAACGAGGCCCTATAACCTGGAGTCAACGAACATGACCAACTTCGTTCAAGTCATCAAGGCCTGTGAGGCCGCCAACGGCGCCGGCACCAAGAAGGCGATCCTCGACGCACTGAAGACGGCCGACAAGGACGCGCAGCGTCTGATCAAGGAGGCGCTGGACCCGTACCGCGTGTTCGGCATCAAGAAGTTTGACCGCCTGCCGTGGCACGAGTACTCCAGCACCGACTGCGCCGATGTGAGCGTCATCACCCGGGTGCTCGATGACCTCGCCAGCAAGAAGCTGACGGGCAACGCGGCGCGGACAGCCGTCGTCACGATGCTGGCCGAGTTCACGCCTGAGACATCGAAGTACATCGAGCGCATCATCGACAAGGACCTCGACGCCGGCTTCTCGGCTGACACCGTTAACAAGGTCTTCCCTGACCTCGTGCCAACGTTCAGCGTCATGCTGGCTGACAAGTTTGACACGGACGAGGAGGTCAAGGCCAATGTCCCGTTCCCCTGCCTCGCCGAGGCGAAGTACGACGGTGAGCGCACCATCGCCGTCGTCACGGAGAAGGGCGTCACCTACTACAGCCGTTCCGGCAAGGAGGCGAAGCACGTTGACGGCCTGTTCGACGAGGACCTCCAGAAGATGCGCACTGTCATCGGCTACGACATTGTGGTCGACGGCGAGCGGTACGCCAGCGACTTCACCGAGACGGTGAACGCCAAGAAGTCGACCAATGACGCGGCGAAGGCCAACCTTCGCTTCTACGCCTTCGCGTACATGAGCTGGGCGGCGTGGCAAAACCGGGCGGCGGTGGTTGACATGGTGACCATGCGCGCGAAGCTGGGTGCCCTGATCAACGAGGCCGGCTGCACGAAGGTGTCGCTGTCCAAGGGCATCATCGCCAAGACGGCCGACGAGGCCGAGGCGTTCTACAAGCAGATGGTCAAGGAGGGCTTCGAAGGCCTGATCCTGAAGAACGTCAAGGCCGTCTACGAGTGGGACCGCTCCAAGCACTGGGTCAAGTGGAAACCGTTCTTCGACTTCGACGGCGTCGTGATCGCCGTCTACGAGGGCAAGAAGGGCACGCGCCTCGAGGGCCTGATGGGCGGCGTCACGTTGAAGGGCACCGACGAGCACGGCCGGGTGGTCGTCACCAACGTCGGCAGCGGCTTCTCTGATGACGACCGCAGGCGCCCCTTCGAGTACTGGATGGGCAAGGTGATGGAGGTCAAGTACCAGGAGATCACCAAGGCGAAGGACAGCGACACCTGGGCCTTGCGCTTCCCGACCTACAACCGGATCAGGTTTGACAAATGAGCCTTGGCGGTCTACTTCGCGCCCGGCTGCTGCGCGCGGGCATCATTCAACAGATCGAACCGGTCGACGCGCCAGCTCGAGGACAAGGTCGCTGCGTCGTGCAGGACTGGGTCTTCAGGTGCTCGTTCAAGATGCAGACCGTCATGCTCTCCGCCCTGCGAGGGTGCGACGGCAAGGGGAAAGAGGACCCGAGCAAGCACCTCGTGCGGCTGCTGCGGTCGGTCATCCTGCACAACGCGTCGCCAGGTGACGGCAAGTTCATGCAGGTCGGCGATTTTCAGAAGTGCCTCGACGCCGTCACCGAGGACCTCGACCACTACCCTGTTCACTGGGTGACGCACTTCATGCACGCGTGCGAGATCATTGGCTTCAAGCACCCAGACGGGCGCGTTCGCGTGCAGTGGCACAACGCGTACCTACAGTTTGTCGACGCGTTGCACCTCATGCCGGAAACGGAGACGGAGCTGACGTACCGGCTGACCGACGGTCCGGTGAGCCCTGTCAAGAGGTTCACGCCTGTAGTTTACAGAGAGCCAGCGCGCAGCGACGGCTACGCAGGTTAGGAGGAACAATGAAGCTGTACATCGGAAAGGTGCGCGACTCGGACTGGAACGTCTTTGTCCTTGACGAGAACGACCCTGAGGCATCAGGCCGCCTTGACCCTGGTTATCGCTATGTCAACCACTCGCCTGACGGCTTCGCCTGGGGCTACGGCGGCAGCGGGCCCGCGCAGCTGGCGTTCGCGCTGCTGCTCGACGTCACTGGCAACATCGATCGCGCCCTCGCCGCATACCAGGACTACAAGTGGCAGGTGATCGCCAAGCTCCCAATTGACCAGAACTTTCAGCTCACTGAGGCTGAGGTGATGGTCGCTCTCCAACGCATCGAGGAAAAATATGCGCATCGTTGAACCTGTCAAGCACTACGGCTTCTACTCCCCCACGGCGGCGATGGAGCACGGCTACACGGTGTACCGCACGCCCTACGGTGATGAGGTGCGCGTGACGTGCGTCACCACCGACCCTGAGGGCTCGGCATACTGGTGGGACGACAAGGAAAAGGTCGGCGAGGTGCTCGCCTTCGTGAGAAACGTTGAGCACGCGCGGTGGCCATGGAACTGAACGATCCTGCGCCCCGGGACTACTTCGTCATTCAGGAGAGCGACGAGGGCATCAACTGCTCCATCCCGCTCACCCTGCGCCAGGCGGTGCGCACCAGCACCTCGGCGCGCGGCGTAAAGAGCTACGTGGTAAAGGTGCTGGCCTTCGTCGACCTGAGAAACGCGGATAAATAGACGCAGTGTTTTGAGGAACCCAATGAAGGTCGTCGACCTGCAGCAGTACCGCAACCGCAAGGCCATTGCCCAGCTTGAAGAGCGGGTGACAGAGCTGGTGCGCACCGCGCCTGCAGGAACGGCACGACAGATCAAGCTCTGCTTCCGCGAGTGGCTGCAGCGCACTGCCAGGTAGTTTACCCACCGCGCTCGCGGTGATACAATGACCTGAACACTACAACTAGGAAGTTGAATTGAAGATCCGCCCCATCTCGGACGTGCACCTAGAGTTCCACTACGACCTCTATGACACGACGACACTGACGCCAATGGCGCGCCAGCACTTCGACACTGTCCTGCCCGCCCTCCCAGGCGACGGTGACACGGTACTTGTTGTCGCTGGAGACCTGGCGACGGCAGTCAGACCTAACCGCATCGTCAGCTTCCTAACGGCCTGCCTCAACCGCTTTGGGCGCGTCATCTACGTGCTTGGCAACCACGAGCACTACGGCTACACCTTTACTGAGACGCTGAAGGACATAACCGCGGCGCTCGAGGCCGGCCTGCCGGCAGCCGATTTTCAGCGCCTGTTTGTCGCCGGGAACGCCGTGAGCTCGTGCCAGGTCGATCACGTCAACTTCACGTGCGGCACGCTCTGGACTGACTTCAACCGTGGCGACCATGCCACGAAGCTGGCGTGCCTGGACTACATGCGCGACTTCAGCGTCATCAAGGCTTTTGACGGCAGGTCGGGTCAAGAGGTGCTTGACCAGATGGCAGACACGCACCGCTGGTCGACAACCGCCATCAAGGACACGCTCGCTGCCGACAAGGCAGCAGGGCTGACCAGCGTCGTCGTGACGCACCACATGCCCTCATCGGCGCTAATCCACCCGTTCTACAAGGTGCGGCCTCGCGACCTGCTGACAAATGGGGCGTTCGCCTCGGAGCTCGACTGGCTGATGAAGGACTACGGCCCTGCGCTGTGGCTGTACGGGCACACGCACACCCCAACTGACAAGCAGATCTACGACACCCGCTGCGTCTGCAACCCGGTCGGCTACCCCGATGAGCGCAACATCGCCGAGCGCAGGTACCAACCGTCGCTGGTGCTCGAGTTGTGACTGACAAGATCATCCCATTTGAGCCGGTCCGGCGCAAGAAGGAGCCTGAGGTTCCAGCCAAGCGCCGCGCGCTCACAAACGCTGAGATCTTCGCAGACGCGTATGAGGACGTGATCGGCGAGTGGGAGGCGGCCAGCCGCAAGGGGCTGCTGAACGAGTACATCCAGGACAACGTGCCCCCACCGGCCAGGGCGCACCACCCGATCAGCTACGTGACTGACATCTCCACGATCGCCGAGGTTGAGCGTCGCCTTGAGATCAAGGTGGCGGTGTTCAGCCCAGGAACGACGTTCAACAACCCGAACGGGTGGCTGGTCGCGTTCCACCATGACAAGGACATCTTCTCCACACCGCCAGACGTGGTGTCGGAGCCCCTCGCCCGAGCGCTCAACGTGCTCCTGTACCTCAGGTACAGTTCCCTGCTCCGGAGGCTGAGGACATGACTGGTTTTCAAACTAGAGGAGCTGTTGACCATGTCCGAAGAGCTAAACTACGTGGTGTCGCTATATGTCGTGAAGACGCCTGACGGCAAGTACTTTGCCGGCTTTGACGTTGACCGCGGCAAGGCGAATTTCGTGGAGGACCCGAAGGCCGCAAAGAAGTTCACCAACAAGTACGACATCAAGCTGCGTCCCGATGAGCAGCTCGTCGAGCTGAAGGTTGACCTTCGCCAGGCAGGAGTGGAGGTGTCTGAGCCCTTCCGCCCGGTGCGCCGCCGGCCCACCAACCACTGAGCACACGAGGCCCCAGCCGAGACTAGCGTAGAACGCGGGTAATTGCGACCGCGCGGTCACTAGAGGGGCCCTCCCATTTTCCAGGAGAAGACAGGTGTCATACGCCAGGTGGTCAAATGAGAGCGACGTCTACGTGTACCACCACGTGGATGGGTACGTCACGTGCTGCGGGTGCCGGCTGTTTGACGCTGACCCGTTCAGCCTTGAACCGCGTGACCCTGCCTTCTACTCACGCACGGCCGCGATTGAGCACCTCGAGCGCCACCGGCTGGCCGGCCACATCGTCCCAGACTACGCGTTTGACAGGCTCTGGCAGGAGATCGCCGAGCTGTCAGACACCGCGGAGCTTGGGCGGAGGTTGGTCAGGCGAAGGAAAAAGGTGCGCGTCATGAAGGGGCTCCGCCGAGTGCGCCGCCTCAAGCAGCTGGCCAATCACTCCTGGCACCGCTACATGAAGTGGAGCCGCATCAAATCTTGGAAGCAGATCACAGACTATAAGGAGCCTAACCATGAAGGTACGAGAGCTGATCAGCCAGCTGCAGAGCTTTGATCCCGACCTCGAGGTCATGATCACCGACCCTGAGCTGCCGGTGGTCGTGCACCCGGTGCACCGCAAGGTGCACACCGAGGTCTACATCCCTGCCAAGGGGAAAGAGCGAGAGGTCGTGGCCATCGGTTAGGTCACCCACTTCGCGGTGAGGTAGTTGTAGACGCTGGTCAGCTCGGTCGTGTTGAGCTCGCGCGGGTAGACCAGCAGCTCACCACACCGGCCCCAGCTCTGGTACAGTGTGTCGTAGCTTCCTAGCACCGTTGGGTTGTACGTACCACTCAGCGTGCCGCTAGCACCGGCGTAGCTTACCTCAGAGTTATTGTGGTAAAGCTTGACACTGCTTGCCGCGGTGCCCATCGCCGGGACCACATGCGCGTACACGTTCACCGTCGTTGATGTCAAGGTGTTGCTGTACCTGTAGCCTGCTGGCTGGTACGTCTGCAGTGCCAGCGGTGACGGCGGCGACTTGTACAGCATTGAGTAGTTGTTTGCCGACGAGACGGAGTTGGTGGCGGTGCTTTGGCCCAGCACAAACGCGTTGTAGGAGTTTGTGGTGCTGACCGACGTGTCACCCACCCAGATCATGGTATAGCCGCTGTTGAGGTTGCTGGCAGCGGCTGTCGAGGTGAGCGACTTTGACAGGCCGCCAACGTAGTGAAAGTTCAGCACCTTCTGCTTGAAGGCGGCGACGGACTCAAGGACGGGCTGCCGCCCCGCCGTCGTCTGCTCCCACAGCCGGTTCGTGGCGCGGCACCGCATGGTCGCGACCGCGCCCGACCCGACATCAACTGACATCAGCCGAGGTGCCGCCGCGTCGAGCCAGAGGTAGAGCTCGGTGGCGTGCGGCGCCGGCGCCGCAAATCCTGCTGGGCTGATCGCGAACACGGTTACGACCCGATCAGCGTGACGACCAGGCCAACGGCGCTGCCATTGCCGATCTGGTCAACGTCAATGGTGATCTCAGCGTCATCAGTCAGCGCCGTCTGCGAGATGACGGCAGGGGTGGCGGCGGTGACCGATGTCTTCTCGGTGTTGTCGATGGTCAGCTTAGTGGAGAGGATTGACGCGCCGTTCTGGTTGATGTCAACCGTGAAGATGTTGCCGCTCGCCTGCGCGACCGCCAGCGACGCCCGCACCGAGCTGAGCGTCATCGCCCGCGGCATCCGGAACGCGACCTTCGAGGTGCCGGCGGTGACCGGCGCCACCATGTCTGAGCACGCTACCTGGAAGATCTGGCTGTTCAGCGGTGAGTTGTCCCCGCCCTGCCAGGCGCTGCCGTTCCACTTCCACGTGCGGTCGCCGACCGTGTACGTCTGGTTCATTACGGGTGACGAGGGAAAGTCCATGGTTCATCCTGCGAATTGGTCAAGTGACCTGATATTTAGCAGTTTTCACCCGGAGCAGGTCATAGTACAATGACCGCATATCCTGCATGGTGACAAATGGTCAACACAACTCTGTGGTGGTTGCTGCTTCTGCCCCTGGTGCTGAGCTGCGCGTCGGTGCTGCTCCTGCCGAAGCTTTCCTGGCAGTTTCGCGGTGAGACGCAGGCACTTCTCATCTCTGCCTTCGCCGGGCTGCTGTTCAGCGCGGGCGTCATCACGGCGACGTTCTACATCGCCAAGGGCAGCAAGACCTCTGACGTCGAGGTGTGGAACGGCAGCGTCACGAGCAAGGACCGCGAGCACGGAGCGTACGTCCGGACCTACGAGTGCCACTGCCGCGAGGTGTGCACCGGAAGTGGGCAGCAGCGCTCCTGCACCCGCGTCTGCCAGACCTGCTACGAGCACCACTACACGGTGACCTGGGACGTGAACACCACGATCGGCAGGTACGTCATCAAGCACGAGGACTGGACCAGCATGGGGGTGTACAAGCTGCCTGACCCGCCGCGCTGGCTGCAGGTCAAGCCCAAGGACCCCGTCTCCTCGGCGCGCAGCCACACCAACTACGTGAAGGCGGTGCCTGAGAGCCTGTTCCGACCGGCCGCCGCTGAGCTGAAGGCGAAGTTTGCGCCGCTCATTCCCACGTACCCCAGCCACGTCTATGACTTCTGGTACGTCGACCGCGTCCTCGCCGCCGGTGTTCCAGTGCCCAACCTGAAGGAATGGAACGCCAAGCTGCAAGACGCGCTGAAGATCGTGGGACCCAGCAAGCAGGTGAACGCCATCATCGTGCTGGTCAACACGGCTGACCCGAACTACGAGTACGCGCTGCGCGACGCCTGGGTCGGCGGGAAGAAGAACGACGTGATCATGGTCATCGGCACCACGGCCTTTCCCAAGGTCGACTGGGTGCGCGTCCTGAGCTGGACCGACCGCGAGCAGTTCAAGGTGAGGCTACGAGATGACCTGTCAGCGTTGAGCGAGCTCAGCGCCGACGCCGTCATCGGCGCCTTTCACCAGAACCTGCCCACCTTCGAGCGCAAGCGCATGCGCGACTTCGCCTACCTGGACGCAGAGATTGACCCACCTGCCTGGGTGCTGTGGACAGTGTCGCTGCTGATCTTTGCCGCGTACGCCGGCTTCTGGACTTACGCGTACTTTCAAGGTGGACGCCGTCTGACGTCCTTCAATTTCACTAGAAGAGGAGTAAGGTAATGCGCAATCAACGTGGGTTCTCAACGCTGCTGGTGCTGGGCGTCATCACCGCCGTTATGGTGGGCTGCGCCGCGGTCTTGATCGGATCGTTCATCTCCGCCTACAATTACGGCAACACGATGGAGAAGCAGCTGGTGGCGCTGCGCGACAACAACAAGAACATCTACGCGCAGTACACGCAGAAGGTGATGGAGGCGGCGCAGGTACCGGCAATGTACCGCGACGACGTGACGAAGGTGGTGACTGCCGCGCTCGAGGGCCGCTACGGGCCTGAGGGCTCGAAGGCGACGTTCCAGTGGCTGCAGGAGCAGAACCCCACGCTTGACGCCAGCGTGTACGTGAAGATCCAGCAGCTCATCGAGGCGGGCCGCAACGAGTTTCAGAACGGCCAGACGCGGCTGATCGACGTGCGGCGGTCCTACGAGACGTCGCTCGGCTACTTCTGGCAGGGGATATGGCTGCGCCTCGCTGGGTACCCGAAGGTCAACCTCGCGGAGTTCAAGCCCGTGACGACCGACCGGACCGAGAAGGTCTTTGAGGCAGGGAAGGAAGACGGGCCGCTGAAGCTCCGCTAGGGCTGACGTTCCGCCGGCCGGGCCTCCAGGTGAGGCCCCGGGGACCTTTCTACTGGCAAGGAATAGGGCAAGTCACCCCTCAGGCCCGGAGGTCACCGGGCAGACCCGGACCTGTTACAACTGTTACAATTCAACCTGTGTACATCTGACCTGAACCTGTGTATAATGCTTCTATCGGATGGTTGAACAGGAGCAGAAAAGATGACGACGAGACTGACGAGCACGATCTTCCTGACCGGCGAACCTGTCATCAAGTCCAAGGAGCAGAAGAAGCTCTCGCGCCTGGCGTACCGCCCGGCCTCCCGCATCAAGGCGCTCCGCAAGCCCGCCCCCGTGATCGTGACCGTCTTCTCGGCCAAGGACCCCGCCTAATGCGCACGAACACCAAGAAGTTCAAGGTCCTCCAGGCCATTGGCCGCGCCCCCAACGGGCTGCGCTTCACCGACATCCAACGCGTCGCGTGCGAGCTCAACGGCCACGACTTCGACGAGTTCCGCGTCGAGGACGTCTACGTGCGCTACGACCGTGAGGCGCAGCAGGCTGTCTACAAGAGGCGGAGCGCGCGCCGCTGGCGCGGGTTCTGGTGCACGAACCTCGTCTACGCCGGTGCCCCCGGCGGCGGCATCCTCAACAGGTACTGCGAGAAAGTCAACGGCCGCTGGATCCTGAAGATCGAGACGCGCATGGAGATGCAGCGCGCGGTCGCGGACAGCCTCGCCAAGCAGCACCTCGCAAACGTCAAGCGACTGAAGGCCGCGGCGCTTGCCAACGTTACGCCTCTTCTCAATGCCACCGCTTCCAACACCCCGACGTGGGACACCTGGAGCTGAGATGAACAAGCCCCTCATCAACTTCCGCAACGCCGTCCAGGCGGCCCTCTACAACCTCGAGCTCGCCGGCCAGATCTCTGACGGCTGTTGGGAGAACTCCCGCCCGTGGAACCACTGGCGCTGCATGATTGACGCCACTGGCGTGGCGGTGCCCGGCCCGCTCGGCCCGACGTTCCAGCCCCGGCGCAAGTACAACTTCAACAACAACCTCCTCGTCGAGGTCGTGGGCGACCGCATGCTGAAGATCGCGCGCGACGCCATCGGCAAGGACGGCGAGGCGTACGGCCTGAAGCAGCTGCGCGCCGACCTGAAGGACATGTCGAACATCGTCAACGGGAAAGTGAACACCTGATGGCCAACGTCATCCGCGACCACGTGCGACAGCTGTCGCACGGCACCTGCCGGCAGATCGTCGCCGACTACGAGTACCTCGAGACGCACGGCTCGATCGGCACGTCAGCGCTGCGCACCCACGCCGAACGGGTGATGGAAGAGCTCAACGATTCTGGTCACGTCGTGCTGTGGATGGAGCGGCTCGTCTTCGAGTGCCTGCGCCGCTTCACGTACGACTACTTCGCAGTGCTGCACAACGACGCAGAGATGCAGCGCATGGAAGACGACCCCGACTACGAGCCTGGTCCGTACGACGGCCCACGCTTCTAAGGAGAAAAGCACCATGATGCCAGCCGGAACGTACTACGTGGGTGACCTGTGCTACGTCATGCACGACGAGTGGGACGAGGTCTGCGACCTGATCATCGACGGTCCCCGCTGCATCGACGGTGAGTTCACCCTGAAGGATGGGCGTCGCTTCGCGATCTATAGCACCGCCTACGGTGACGGGTGCTACACTGACCAGCGCGGAAACAGGTATGGCGTCGACTCAGGCTCGATCGGCTGCATCCTCGTGTCCGACATTGGGCCGAGCGACAGCAACGACGTCGGCGGCGGCAATGTGCACACCTTCGATCGTCCCTTTAGCACCTCTGGTGGCAGGGGTGAAAGTGGCTGGGACGGTCGCATCCACATCGGCTCCATCGTCGTCAGCACTGGCGATGAAGAAGATGACGATGAGTACGATCCTGAGGAATAAGATGCAGGGAAAGCCGAAAATCACCGTCTCCGAGCTGGCCGACTTCTACATCGAGTGGCTGCGCCAGCCGGGGCAGCTGCGCTTTGGGCAGGCCTTCCTCAACCGCTACTACCCGCGGATCGTCGACCCTGAGGTGTTCTACCAGACGGACCCGCAGGTGGCGTACGAGCTCATCGTCGACCGCTACTGCCAACCGCAGATTACCCACGCATCCACCTGAGTTATAATCAACCATCGACTGTTGAGCTCAGTCGTTCTCACCAACCTGACCGAGGAGTTTACAACCACATGAGCAAGAAGATCCTGATCGTAGCCAGCGTCGTGCAGAAGGCCGTCCTGGAGCAAGTCATCTTTTCACAGATTGCCGACGGGTTCTGGAAGAACAACCGCAAGGCGGCAGAGCACGCGAAGGCCTGGGCCGGCGTGCGCGTCACCGTCTCACCAGAGAAAGGCTCGAAGCTTGGCGCCGTCGGCTTCGCCGTCCCGCGCAACTACAACTTCGTGAACCCTGCCTTCCTGAAGGCCTGCGAGCCCCAGATGCTGGACGCCGCCAAGACCGTGCAGCCGGACATGACGACCAAGTACCTGCGCCGCCAGCTGATCCAGCTGAGCCGCATCGTCGGTGGCCGGATCAAGGAGGTCGGTGGCCCCATCTCCAAGCTGAACCGCGGTCGCAAGGCCCCTGCCACGCCAAAGGCCACGGCCGCAGTCACGGTCAAGAAGGCACCTGCCAAGATCGTCGAGCCGGTGGTCGAGCCGACGGCAGAAACGGCCGAGGCCTGATGTCACTGCTCAAGCAGGCGCGAACGGTGCAGGTCTGGAAGCTACGGGCTGAGCTGCTCTGGCTAGACGCTCAGCTCGCCTGGGTCAGGGTCCAGCTCCTGGTCTTCAGCTAAAGAAAAAGGGCGCCAGCGGCGCCCTTTCGGCTGTCTGTCTGCCTGCCGGTCACGCGTAGGCGGAGCGGTGGCGCTTCTGGAGCGTTCCCCTGGCGAGGATGTCGTTGGCCTCCTTCTCATTGCGCGGGTCGCGCTTGAGCGCGGCGGCGTTGGCCTCCCGGCGGCGGTCGTAGTTGCCGCCCTCGACGTCCTGCTTGGCGGCTGCCCACTTGTCGTCCTTACGGTCGGACATGGCCTTCTTCAACTGGTCCTGCTTCTCCTTGCGCTTGGCCAGGAGCTCGGCCTGCTTGGCCTTCAGCTTCTCGACGCGCTCGTTGTTGCGGAACACACCGAAGATCTCGTTGATCTGGTCGTCAGTGGCCGCCTCTGGCAGGCTGGCAAATTGGTTGAACTGCTTGAATGACAGGCTCATGTTGGGTTCCATGTAGAAACAGGGCTTTGATTATTTACTGATCGGACGCTTTGGACGCGCTCGGGCAGGCGCTCACCGTAAATACCGCCGCGAAACTAAGGAGCACAACATGTGGCCATGCCAGGTAAACATCACCGACGCTGCGACCGGTGGAAAGCTGCACAGCACCGTCTACTTCTCCCCAGACATTGAGTTTGACCCGGTGGCAGGACGACTGAGCATCTCTGAGGGGACCAAGACCGAGGAGTTTGCCCGGGTCAAGCTGCACTCCATCGACAACGTCGGTGTCACGCTCTCGGCCCTGGTGCCACCGATGTCAGGTCACGGCTTTGCCCCTGATGAGGTCTATGTCAGGCTCGACTGGACCATCGAATGAAGAAGATCTTCCTCTGCCCACCGTGGAAGTTCGACGTCAGCTACTCCATCAACCCATGGATGGAGGGCAACCTTCACAACGTTGACCACTTGCTGGCCGTCTCACAGTGGAGCGAGCTGCACTGCGCGCTCCGTGACAGTGACGCCGAGGTGATCTGCGTTGACACACCGCCTGACAACTGCCCTGACGCGGTGTTCATCGCCAACGCGGGCCTGCTCTACAGGGGCAGCTTCGTGCCAAGCCGGTTCAAGTTCGAGGAGCGAGGCGCGGAGGAGCCCTTCTTCAAGCGAGTGTTCTCAGGCTACACGCTGCGCGACCTCGTGCCCGCGGAGTCACGCGAGCACTTCTCATTTGAGGGCGCCGGCGACGCGCTGTTCGACCGGCACCGCAACAACATGTGGCTGGGCTTCGGCTTCCGGACGGCGCTTGGCTACAAGCCCATCCTTGAGCAGGCGCTTGAGGACATCCAGCCAGAGGAGACGCCAACCGTTCGACCGCTCCAGCTGGTTGACCCGCGCTTCTATCACCTCGACACGTGCTTCTGCCCCCTCGACACAGGTCAGCTGCTGTGGTTCCCTGAGGCGTTCGCCGAGCACTCGCGCTACGTCATCGACCTCTGGTACGGAAGCAACGGCATCACGGTCAGCGAGGAGGACGCGCTCAACTTCGCCTGCAACGCGATCTCGATTGGGCGACGCGTCATCATGCCGCTCACGTCCAAGTACCTGCGAGATGACCTCGCCAGGTTTGGGCTTGACGTGGTGCAGGTTGACATGAGCCAGTTCAAGCGCTCGGGTGGCGCGTGCAAGTGCCTATCGCTTGAAGAGGTTGAATAAATAACGTTGTAGGATTGCCGTAACTCGGCTTGATTGGATCTGTTCTGGACGCGGGTTCGATTCCCGCCGTCTCCACCAAAGCGCGCTGGGCGCCTTGGGCGTTAAGAGCCAGATTGTACTGGACACTCTAGCGCGCTTCGGTGGGGACGACCTGGCTTCGACAGGGCATGTGAAGAGAAGGACGCGGCACGAGAGTCGACCGACGTAATCGGCGAAAAACCACAAATGCAAACGATGCATTTTTCGGAGAAACGCGCCTAGCGGCGTAGTCTTCGCGCGGTTGATCACCGTGTCAAGGAACGATCAGAACGGTGAAGGAATGAAAATTTCCTTCACCGTTCCATTTATATCTCGTAATTTTACCAACCACTCTCCGTTGGACTGCGGATACGCCCACGTTCTTGTTCCTTCATACTCAATCATTTTCCTACCAGCAGTCGTTGCACTTAGTTTTTTAGCAGACTTTCTGGCATTGTCTGCAGACTTTTCATTTGGAATTCCCTTGTTCCATGCTGGACGTCCTCTCAACGCCTTTTTCAACACCTCACTTGGTCCAGTTTTCTTGCCCTTATTCCAAGGCTTATGACCCTTTGGCTTTCCTGCCTTGATGTTGTAGTAGCGAACACCAAATTCATCAGGCTTAATCATTTTGAGAATTCGGTACTCTTGCTTTCTAAGCTGAGTAACAGGGACCTGTGCAAGGATCCTGCGCCTAAAATCTTTCGGTCGAAAACGCAATTCACCGTTTAACCACGATGATGAAGAAGTGTAAATATCAGTGGCAGTTCCAACGTGCGAGCCAATGTAGTACATGTTTCTGAGTCTATCACGCCAAATATAGATGATTCCGAAATGTGTCATTTTGTGCTCCTAATGCCGTTGGCAGCCTATTTATAAGGAGCTGAGCGGTGGAGAGAGGGTATCACAGGTATGGAAGCGCAGCGCAGCTGGCAAGGCTGCTGGTGCAAGGAGACGCGCCGCTGGCCATCGTCATCAGCAGCACGTTCGCGCACTGCCGCGAGCTGTTCACTGAGCTGCGGCGTGAGCTGCATGAGCTGGACGACTGCAACCCAGCGCGCCTGCTCATCTCGCAGCCTGAGCTGAAGCTGCGGTACGGTTCAAACACGCTCATCCTTCGCAGCGTCGCCAGCAGCCAGGATTCGCTGCGCGGAAAGGTCCTCTCGCACGTGCTTGACGCCACCTTCCCACAGACGCTGCAGCAGCAGGAAGAGCACCGTGAGGCGCTCAAGGTACTGCTTCCGGCCGTGCGTAAATGAAGCCACAGCACGACGTCAGTGACATCGAGCTTGACCTTCTCTTCTTGATGTACACCTTCTCGGACCAGTTCGGTAATGTCGACGTCGAGTCGGTCCGCGCCATCGCCTACAACAAGCTTGGAATCATCCTCTCAGAGACACCCATCAAGATCAACCAGCGCGTCGTTGATGCGCTCATGGATAAGCAGCTCATCGCAGACACGCGCGGCCTCTTTCAGAAGTTGCAGGCCCCACCCGCGCGAGGCAAGGAAGCACGAGGGCAAGATGCTGAGTAATTGCCTCCAACTGTCTGGGACTGAGAATGAAGAAACTGATCCTTGCCCTCCTGCTCACCGCGCTGGCCGTACTGATCGTCGTCCGGCCGTCGCAGCCTAAGCAAACCAAAGAGGCGTCGCCCAAGACGCCTGTCACCGTCAGCGCTGAGAAGAAGTGGGTAGAGCTAGAAGACGGCTCTAAAAATGGCACGAAGATCTCTCTGGATGTCACCAGCTTTGAGGTGATCACGCCGGCCGACGTCTTTGAGTTCATCATCATGTTTGAGTACTCACAGCCAAAGCTGATCGATGAAGAATTGGTGATCGCAACGGTCAGCAGCATCCAGATCTCCTGCAAGCAGAAGGTCGTCGCGATGGTCCGCGACCTCTCTATCAATGAGCAGCAGCAGAACGTCAAGCCGAACAGCATGTCCAAGGAGATCGGTGTCAACCCGCTCATCGAGGGCAGCCACTTCGGCGACATCGCCCAGTTCATCTGCACCCGCGGCGGGACGTATGACCCAAGCACCGGCGAGGAGAGGCAGGAGCCGGCGCCGCAGCGCGGGCGCGACAGGCAGCAGGCCGAGCGCGGCACGTAAATAGCAGGTCACAACCACAACTCATAGGACATCACATCATGTCAAACATCAGGTCATTCAAGCTGATCTCTGGAGAAGAGATGGTCGCCAACTTGATCTCAACTGAAGAGCAGAACGACAAGGTCGTCGCCTTCATCATTGAGAGCCCGCACGTCATGCAGTTCCAGCACATGAACGGCGGTCAGCTCGGGCTGGCGCTGGTCCCTTGGACCCTCTCGAACATGGAGCTCAGGGAGAAGATCCGGATCCCGGCGCAGCACGTGATCGCCGACTTTGAGACGGCGCACAAGGTGCAGCAGCAGTTCATTCAACAGACAAGTTCGATCGCCCTGCCAACGACGCCGGGGATCATCAAGTAGGAGAGGGTAAGATGCGGGCGGTGCTTCTAAGTGTTTTGACGGCGGTCCTCCTGACCGCCTGCGGGCTGCAGTCAGCGCCGCCGCCAGTGGACAAGGTCACGAAGGAGCCGATTGGTGAGACGACCACGCCGCCGCCCTCAACGAGCGGCCCAGGCTACCGCACGCCACCAGAGGTGTCAGGCCGCCCTCCGTACCCTGTCTACCCACCCAATGACGAGCCTCCGGTAGTGGCCGACCCACCGCCGGTCTTCAACCCACCGCCAGCACCTCCACCACCAGAGGTCGCACGCGACAAGCCCAAGACCAGCAAGAAGGCGCACCGCCCGCCGCTGACGCCGCCGTCTGCCAGCTTCCAGTTCAAGGACCAGAAGAGCGGGAACGAGGTCATCATTGATGACGTGCTTGGTCAGCTGCGTCAGGGCAACATGGCGTTCAAGGTCGAGCCAGAGATGTTCATTGACCAGCAGTCAGAGGCGACGCTCGTCATCGACACCACCGTGACGCAGCAGGAGCTTGAGGCGCTGATCGGCCCTGGCGCCGTCGGCTCTACCCTCCTGGTGTCCAAGGTCATCGTTACTAAGCTGATCGCACCGTCCTTTGAGGTGACGAACGTTACGCCTGAGCGGCAGGCCCTGATTGACGGCAGCCCGACGAAGTGGCAGTGGCTGCTCAAGCCGCTTGAGGAAGGCAGGCACAAGGTGAAGCTGAGCGTGACGGCGGTCCTGAAGGTGGACGGTCAGAGCGTCGAGCGCTTCATCGTGACGTTCGAGCGTGACATCTTCGTGCACGTCACCATGGAGAACCGGGTGTCGAAGTTCTGGCACAGCAACTGGCAATGGGTCATCTCGACCCTGCTGCTGCCGCTGGCGATCTGGTTCTGGCACCGCCGCCGGAAGGCCAAGACCGCCGAATAGTTTACCTCAGCTGTCCACGGTGATAGAATGTCACCATGGATAAGCTGCTAGACGTGAAGTTTGACACTGACCGAGCTCTTCTCGGGATCGGCCTGGTCATCTTCAACAGCCGCTACTACGGCCTGCCGCTGCCGCTTATCGAGGAGTACAGGCGTCTGAGGGAAAGCGCAGGACAAGCGACCCCAGATAAATAACTGCACGGAACGACAGACGTTCCGCAGCTCACCGCCTAAGAGGAGCTCTTATGGCACGCAAGGACCTGACAGTATTCATTGGCCGTTTCTCCCCGTTCCACAACGGGCACGCCGCCGTTCTTGAGCGAGCGCTGCAGACCAGCAAGGTCGTCCTCGTTCTCGTCGGCTCCGCGGGCGACGCGCCGACCATCAAGAACCCGTTCTCGTACCAGTTCCGCTCCGACCTGATCTGGAGCTGGCGGAAGACCCTCGGTCAGGGCAAGTACGGCAAGCTGCGCATCAGCTCGCTGCCTGACACCCCCTACAATGACCAGCTCTGGACGCGCGACGTGCAGGTCGAGGTTGAGGCCGCCAAGAACGCGTTCGTCGATGAGCTTGGCCTAAACCCGACCATCCACCTCACCGGTGCCAAGCGCGACGCGAGCGGCTGGTACCTCGACGTCTTCCCCACCTGGCAGAAGGACTTCTTCCAGGACGCTGAGCACGACTTCTCCCTGTCCGCCTCCAAGGTGCGCGACATCCTCTTCACCTCCAGCGACCACGCCGACGTCGCCTCGCGCGTCGGGTCCCTGGTACCTGGCGTGACGCTTGACGCGCTTCGAGAGTTCCGGACCCAGCCGCTGTTCGAGCAGCTGCGGCGCGAGCACCACTTCATTGAGAGCTACAAGATGCGGTGGCAGGCGGCGCCCTACGCGCCCACGTTCACCACCGTCGACGCCGTCGTCGTGCAGGCCGGTCACGTCCTGCTGATCGAGCGTCGCGCCGAACCTGGCAAGGGGCTGTGGGCCCTGCCTGGTGGCTTTGTCAACCAGAGCGAGCGGCTGCAGGCCGCCGTCCTCCGAGAGCTGCGCGAGGAGACGCGCCTGAAGGTGCCGGAGCCGGTGCTGAAGGGCAGCATCAAGAGCAAGGAAACGTTTGACCACCCCGACCGCTCGCTGCGCGGCCGCACCATCACCACTGCGTTCCTCATCCAGCTCGCTGAGACGGGTGAGCTGCCGACGGTGAAGGGTGGAGATGACGCCGCGAAGGCCTTCTGGGTCCCGATCGCGGAGGCCATGGCGAAGCGTGACCAGTTCTTTGAAGACCACTACTCAATCATTCAGACGATGATTGGTCGGCTTGACGTTTAACGTGACACTTTTCAAAATGCCAAAGATGCATCGGTCCCAATTTTCCACTCTTCTTACAGTGGGGACAGGTTACCACTTTATTAGCAAGCACTTGCATCACGCGCTTTCCAGTCTTAGAAACGGCAAGTCTAACTTCATCAGTTACACTATGCCCCTTGAGTTTTTCAGCCACCTTCTTGTTACGCTCGAGAGTATGTTTCTTGCCGGTAAACCCCAAGGATGCTCTTCCTCCAGGAGAGATATTGTAAAAGTCGCGGCTCTTAACAGCATCGAACTCTTCAATCAATTGTTTCTCTGCCCAAATGAGATCTTGAAACGAAAAGGCCTCGAAAAGAATCTCTCGACAGAAATTGTTAGCTCCATATTTCGCAATGGCACGTTTAATTGCTTTACCAGATCCAAGGTAGGTTTCGATAATTCTATGACGCCTACCATAGGAACACATGCCGATGTATCTTTTTCCATTGACCAAATTTTTGGTCATGTAGACGAATCCGTAAGGTCTCATAAGTTCTCCCGATTCAAACTATTTACAAAACGAGACCACTACCACATCATCACCACCATGGTGGGAAGGATCGTGAGCTGATGGCGTACTTCAACCCAGGTACAGTAAAATGCCCACCACGGGCAAGTGAGGCCGGCAGTCCCGGCAAGGAGGAAGGTATGTTCAACGCAAACATGAAGTCACCAAGCATGGACAAGTTCATCAGCCGCCTGTTCCGTCGTGCCGACGGGGTGGTGTGGGACCTGATGAGCGGCAAGATCGGCGTCGCGACGCCGGACGGGATCGCCACCCTCGAGGGTGAGGGGGCCGACGCCCGCGTGTCCATCAACGTCATCGATGAGTTCGGCCTGCCTCTGCCGGCCTTCGCGCAGTCAACGCCAGTCGACGCCGTCAAGGTGGGCGACATCATCTACAGCGGCAAGGAGCGCATCTCCTGGGTGATCGAGAAGACCGAGAAGGGCTTTAAGGTCATGAAGCCCAGCGGCGAGACCGTGACGTGGCACCCGCCGAAGGTGTCGATGCTCGGCCTCGACAGCGGCGTGATGGTGCTGCGCTCGCTCGTGAACCTGCTGCCGAACGGCAACCAGGGCCTCGGGCAGATGCAAAACATGCTGCTGCCTCTCATGATGATGGGCGGCGACGGCATTGGCGAGGGACAGCTCGAGAAGATGCTGCCGCTGATCCTGATGTCTCAGGTCTCTGGCGGTGACCAGGGCGGCATGAACAACATGCTGCAGACCATGATGCTCATGGGCATGATGGGCGGCGGCAAGCTCTTCGGAGGTAAGTGATCATGGGAAGCGGCCGCTGGACAGACGACGCGTACACCTCGTACGCCACGACCACCAACTACCGGAGCAAGTCAACTCACGAGGTGTTTGACCGCACCCATCTGAGCCCGCTCCTGGACCCGTCGAAGATCAAGCTGCGTGAGAGCTGCGACGGGCCTGACAACCCCAACTCGACGCCAATCATCATGGCGCTGGACGTGACGGGCTCGATGGGTCGGTACGCGGCAGAGATCGCGAAGGACCACCTGCCGGAGATCATGCGCGGCATCATCGACCAGAAGCCGGTCAGCGACCCGCACGTGATGTTCATGGGCATCGACGACATCTGGGCCTCGCCAACGGAGGCGCTGCAGGTCTCGCAGTTCGAGGCGGACATCCGCATCCTCGAGCAGCTGCGCAACATCTACCTCGTCGGCAACGGCGGCGGCAACCGCTCGGAGAGCTACGACCTGGCCTGGTACTTCGCCGCCTTCCGCACCGAGATCGACAGCATCAAGAAGCGTGAGCAGAAGGGCTACCTCTTCACCTTCGGTGACGAGGAGGCGCCGTACCAGAAGATGACGGCGGAGGCGCTCAAGCGGCTGTTCAAGACGGGTGAGTTCAGCGACACGACGCCGGAGGCCGCGCTGCAGCTGGCGCAGCAGAAGTACCACGTGTTCCACGTCATCATCGAGCAGGGTGACTACGCCGGCCGGTACCTGAAGGAGGTCGAGCGCTCGTGGACCCGCCTGCTTGACCGCAACGTGATCTGCGTGCGCAACACTAGGTACCTTACTGAGGTCATCCTCGCCACGATGCGCATCGTCGCCGGTGCGGAGCCTGAACTCGTCATCGCCGAGAGCAAGCACCCGGCCGAGCTGAAGTACGCCTTCCGGCTGGCGGAGCGGTGAGATGAGAAAGGCGTTCGTCGTCATCGGCGCCGGCTTCGGTGATGAGGGAAAGGGCCTCATCACCGACTACCTCGCGCGTCAGGTCGCCAACCCGCTCGTCGTCCGCTTCAACGGCGGCGGGCAGGCCGGCCACACCGTGGTTGACGGTGAGCGGCACCACATCTTCGGGCACGTCGGCGCGGGCTCCTTTGCCGGGGCCAGCACCTACCTGTCCAAGAACTTCATCGTGAACCCGCTGCTGGCCGAGCGGGAGCTGCGGGCTCTCTGGGACAAGGGCGTGAGGCGGTCCTACGTGGATGTCCACCCTGAGGCCCAGGTTACCACCATCTACGACATGGCCATCAACACGCTCGTTGAGCTGGCGCGCGGCAACAACCGCCACGGCTCGTGCGGGCTGGGCATCAACGAGACGGTGACCCGCGGTGAGAAGGTCGGGCGCCTGACGGTCGGCGCGCTGCAGGTGATGTCAGACGCGCGCCTCCATGAGGTCCTCAAGGCGATCGCCGAGGTCTGGGTGCCGCAGCGCCTGGCGCAGTTCAACCTGTTCAATGGCGACGTGAAGGCCGCGCAGCGGTCGTGCCAGTTCATCGAGGTCCTCACCGACCACCGCTACCACCACCACGCCGAGGCGCTGCGGCGGGCCACCGTTGAGTGGTGCTACGTGGGCGTTCCTGCGCTCACCAACGAGTCCATCATCATGGAAGGTGCGCAGGGGCTGCGCCTCGACGAGTTCCTCGGGAAGTTCCCCCACGTGACGCGCTCTGTGACAGGCCTACCATACGCCTGGCAGGCAGCGGCGGAGCTTGACGTCACGGAGCTGCAGCCCATCTACGTGACGCGCTGCTACACGACCCGTCACGGCGCTGGACCACTGCCGTACGAGGGTGAGTTCATCACTGACCGCGACCTGTGGGACACGACGAACGTCTTCAACCCGTGGCAGGGTCAGCTGCGCTACGCGCCGCTCGACGTTGACGCGCTGAATGAGTTCATCGACAGGGACCTCGAGCGCTCGCACAACACGCGAAAGCCGCTGCTGGCGGTGACCTGCCTCGATCAACTTGGCGGTGGTGTCAGGGTCATCGTCAACCGCAAGCACCACCTGGTGCAGACCGCAGGTGACCTGGTGGCGCTGCTTGAGCGTGAGGTCAACCTGAAGGTCGCCCTCACAAGCTTTGGCCCCTCGGCGCAGGACGTCCGGCCAACCTCAGATTTCTTTTCCACGCTGAGGTGGTATAATACTTCAGAGACTGAAGGACTAGCCAAATGAGTGAAGTCAAGCCACTCTCGCCGACCGAGATCGCGGCCAACCGCATCAATTCCATCCCGCCTGAGGTCATTGAGACCGTCAATGAGCTGCTGACGGAGAAGTTTGTCCCGCGGTGCACGTCGGTCGTTCTGCTGCAGGACGAGATCATCGCCAGGGCGACCACAAAGCTGCTGGAAGGTAAGACGGCGAGGTTGGGAGCGATCGACGAGCTACGTGAGAAGTTCTTCAAGCACGGCTGGTTGAACTTCGAGTCGCTCTTCGAGGACGTGGGCTGGAGAGTGACGTACGACAAGCCAGCGTACAACGAGACCTACGACGCCAACTTCAAGTTCACACCCGCCGACAAGGTACCGTACGGCGGCTAGGCGCGCCTCCGGGCGCAGGCGGTGACCGAGAGACGGTCACCTTTTCAACAAACTGAAAGGAGCTTTCAGATGACAACGCTAAAAACCAACCTCATTCTTCAGACGGACTCGTACAAGCTCTCCCACGCGGGAGCGTACCCGAAGGACGTCAAGGGCATGTTCTCCTACATCGAGGCGCGCAGCAAGGGCGACACCATCGTCCCCTTCGGCCTGCAGATGTGGATCAAGAAGACACTCACCACCCCCATCACGACCGCTGACATCGACGAGGCCGAGGCATTCGCCCAGGCCCACGGCGAGCCGTTCAGCCGCGCAGGCTGGGAGAAGGTCATCTCGCAGTACGGCGGCCTGCTTCCCATCAAGATCCGCGCCGTCCCTGAAGGCACGCGGGTGCCGAGCGGCAACATCATCGTGTCGATCGAGTGCACCGACCCCGACCTGTTCTGGCTCTCCTCGTACCTCGAGACGAGCCTGCAGCGCGGAGTGTGGTACCCGACGACCATCGCCTCCAATGACTACAAGGCGTGGCGCGTGATCCGCCGCTACGCCGCCGAGTCGAGCGACGACCTGTCGCTCGTCCCCTTCACGCTGCATGACTTTGGCGGGCGCGGCGTCTCCAGCGCCGAGAGCGCTGAGGTCGGTGGCGCCGCCCACCTGGTCTACTTCATGGGCAGCGACACCATCGAGGGCGTGCGCGCGGCCAACTTCTACTACAACAGCAAGATGGCGGCGTTCAGCGTGCCGGCGGCCGAGCACAGCATCCAGTGCTCGTACGGCCCGGTCGGCCAGCGCGACTACCTCGAGAAGATGCTTGACACGTACGCCAAACCTGGCGCGATCGTGTCGATCGTCATCGACGGCTACGACGTGTACCGTGAGGCGCAGGAGCTCTGCTCGCTGAAGGACAAGATCGTCGCCAGCGGCGCCCGCATCGTGTTCCGCCCGGACAGCGGCGACGCGCTCGAGGTTATCCCGCGCCTGCTCAAGCTGCAGGAAATGGCCTTCGGCTCGAAGCTTAACAGCAAGGGCTACAAGGTGATCAACAACGTCGGCATCATCCAGGGCGACGGCATCGACCTCGAGTCGATGACGGCAATCCTCGACAAGATCACCGGCATGGGCTACAGCGCCAGCAACATCGTGTTCGGCAGCGGCGGTGCCCTCCTGCAGAAGGTCAACCGCGACACGTTCAAGTTCGCGCAGAAGGCCTCCGCGATCCTGCGCAACGGGAAGTGGCACGACATCTACAAGGACCCGGTGACGGACCCTGGCAAGAAGTCCAAGGCCGGCCGCCTGTCACTGTTCAGGTCAGTTCACACTGACGAGCTGATGACGCTGCCGGTCGGCGGTGGCTCAGCTGACTGGCAGGACGTCATGCTCACCGTGTACGAGAACGGCGAGCTGCTCAACGAGCAGACGCTCGATGAGATCCGCGCGCGAGCGCAGGCATAGGAGGAAGTATGACCGTGGTGAAGCACTCGGTGCCACTTGACATCGTGCTGACAGCTAAGGAGCGAGATCTTGTCTGCCAAGGCAAGATCTGCCCTGAGTGCAAGGGCGGGAACGTCGAGCACGTTGGTTCCAACCCTGACGGGCGTAGCATGAACCACGCCTATGACTGCAGCGACTGCGGCGCGCAGTGGGAGGGGTACTGATGAAGGTCATCTACGCGCGCCAACCGCTGCCGCACTCCATCTTCCTCGCCGGCCCATCACCGCGAGACAGGGAGACGCACTCCTGGCGCCCTGAGGCCCTCGCGAACCTGCAGGAGCTGGGGTACAAGGGCACGGTCCTCGTGCCAGAGGACGAGGACTACGAGAACGTCGACTACGACGCCCAGGTCGGCTGGGAGTTCGACGCGTTGAACCAGGCCAGCGTCATCGTGTTCTGGGTCCCGCGTGAGATCTCCAAGATGCCGGCCTTCACCACCAACGTGGAGTTCGGGATGTTCGCCCACTCGCGCAAGGTGCTGCTTGGCTTTCCTGACTGGGCGGAGAAGATGTCGTACCTGGAGCACCACGCCAAGGTCATCGGCATCCCGATCTACAGGAGCCTGTTCTGCCTGCTGCAGGCGGCGGTCGTCTTCCCGTACAGGGCCAATAAATAGGCGATCACTGTCGGAGAACGCAATGGCACTGCTCAAGGAACTGCACCAGCTCAACGAGGCCACGCAAAACATCACCGTCGTCCTCGACGTCGCCGACGAGGAGGCCACGACCCGCACCAAGGTCGACGCCTCGCTGGCGCAGCTGATCGGCAAGCTGCCCGTGAAGCACAAGGTCCTGACCTACGGGCGGCAATCCACCCAGGGCTGGCCACAGGTTGAGTTCACCGGCCCTAAGGACGCCATCAAGAGGCTCCTGAAGAAGGGCGGCTGGGACGACGACATCTCGACGTACCTCAAGGAGGGCGTCCGCTCGAAGGCCTCCATCGAGTCATTTGACAACTCGCACCCCGAGTGGAAGAAGGGGTACAACGACTACGTGAACGGTCAGAAGTGGACCTTTCCAACCTCGCTGCTGAAGACCCCTGCCGGGAAGAAGTACCGCGCCGGCTGGGACGAGGCAGAGAAGGCAGCGAAGCGCAAGGCTGAGATCAAGGCGGTGGCTCCCTCGGCGTCCTCGCTGCGCGCTGACATCGTCAAGAAGCTAAAAACACTAGGCTTCAAGCTGCACAGCCAGGAGCAGTCACCGGGTGCGCTCAAGGCGTGGCTGGAGAGTGACAAGGTCGTTGGAATGACCGCCATTGCCAACCTGCTGCCGTTCGCTAAGCTGCGTCGAAAGTCCTATGGTGACGAGGTCATTGACGGCAAAGGGTACGAGGTTGAAAAGCAGGGACCCAAAAGCGTCTACGTGGCCGTGTACCGTAAGGGCAGCGCTGGCCAGGAGTACGAGATGGGGATCGACACGTAAGATTGTACATTTCCCCGGGCCAGTGATATAATAGCATCACTGGTTGAAAATTTGGTGCCCTCCTATAAATACCGGCACCTGAAAAAGGAGTAGTTGTGTCTTCACTTACCTTAACACTGTCGTCGCTCTCAGTCGTGGCCCCGGCCGCGCTGGGTAGCTATGCGCTCCCAGGAGGCGCGCCCCTAGGTTAAGGTTCAAGCCAGCCGAATCTAAACCTAGGGGACCCAGAAGGTCCCCTAGGTTGTTTTTGGAGGCTTGAAAGCGTAGTAGAATTGCAACACAGCCGCGTTGAGAGTGTTCGCGGGATACAAGACAAGCTGGACCGCTATGAGACTGGCCGGAGAACCTACTTGAGGCCAGAGGATGTGCGAGCTAGGGTTGATCTAAGGCAGCGACCGCCGGGAGGCAGGGCGCTGTCGGTCTGCCTCGGTTGCGGAGAGGTTCACGCGCCCTCCTTATTGGAGCCTACTCGATAAATATGTGCGAGGAGGTTCACATGCCAAAAGGCGTATTTCGCTTGGTTCCCTGCCAAATGTGCGGTAGGGAAATTAAGGCAAACGTTTTCAATCGCCATGCCAACGTATGTGGCAGGACAGTTGAACGTAGGCCGCGAGTAGCGTGGAATAAGGGTCTGACTAATGCAACGGATTCACGAGTTGCCGCTATCAGTAAAGCGGTTTCACAAACGCTAACTGGTAGAAAGGGTCACCCACGAACTGAAGAACAGAAACGATTTCTATCTGCTCTTCAATCTGCGCGGCTCAAAGACGGATATGCCAACGGTACAAGGCGTCAGGTTGGTGGATACTGCAAGTGGTTTGAAATTGATGGTGTCTGGGTACAGGGAACGTGGGAATTTCGAACAGCGAAAATTCTTTCAGCGTGGAAGTGCGCGGGAAGGATTAAAAACTGGGAGAAATGTCCATACCGAATACCTTACAGCGTTGATGGAAAGCCACATACGTATGTTCCAGATTTTCTAGTAACCAACCTTGATGGAAGTGAATACATTCTCGAAGTCAAAGGTCGTAAGTCCCTCGTGGACGACATAAAATGGAATGCAGCACGTGCATCCTTTGACCTGGTTGTCTGGGGTCTCGCTGAGATTCAAGACAACGAAAGAGAACACTAACAAGTGGGAGTATGCTGGTTCGAGTCCAGCACGAGGCACCAATTCTTAGAGCATGACAGCAGTGAAGGTCAGACCACCTGGCTGGCGAGGCCCCACTGCTGAAAAGTTGACGTTCAACCCACCTGTTCGCGAGCAGGGCGTTAAAAGTGGGACCTCATGCTCTAAGAATTGGTCACCAGCTTACAGCGCACCCCACATATCCGGCGGGTGTGGCAGCTGGCTCAGCGCCAGGAGGGACACAGCCCCTCGAGGTGCGCTGCAAGCTGGTAGATCATGGGCTAGCACCGCCTGGAGGCGGCCTTGGCAGTCACGCTGAGGAAGATCGCGCTGAGGATCCTAGGCGCGGTAAAAGCTTAGCGAAGGTTCAATTCCTTCCCTAGTCCACCAAACAATTTGGGTCCCTTTCCTGCTAGCGCTCTGTAAAAGCGTTGCCATAAAATAGGCGGGTCGGACGGCGAGAGGTTCAAATCCTCGGGGATTCACCAGGTTCAAATTCTAGTAGGTTCGAATAAATACCCCTGAATAGGAGGAATTATGAAAAGTCTACTGGAATGTAGCAAGCGAACAGTTAGTAAGATTGTTCAGCGCATGAAGCTGTCGTGTTTCAATTGCGGCTGGAATGAGTGCGCCTGTGATATTCATCACATCACTCCAAAGTCAAAGGGCGGAACTGATGAACATAACAATCTAACGTATCTTTGCCCAAACTGTCACCGCTTGGCACACACTGGCAAGTTGCACACGTTCAAAACGCTTTTCGAAATGGTTGGTGATGATTGGAAAAAATTCTACAATATCACACCACGAACAAAAAGCGAACGAAAATTTTCTGGTAAACGGAGCGACGCTCTTGCGGTTACCAGGAAACTCCGAACGGAAAAACGACGGCAGCTGGCAGTAAAGAAAATTCAGCTGCTTGCAGAAAGTGGCATAGATAAGACACAATATGGTTGGATTCAGCAGGCGTCGGCCATTCTGGAAATTCAGCCACAAAGCGTTGTAAAATATCTCAAGCGTTGGGCGCCTGAACAGTTAACAGGCGCAAAGGTAAGAATGGGCGTGCGGCAGAGTTGGAGAGCTGCGGCGGACTGACACAAGCATCTTCTAACGAGGGTGCTTCACTAAATCCGTTCCCACCGGGTGAGTAGGTTCGATTCCTACCACGCCCACCAGATATGCGGCTATGGTGTTTAACGGTTAGCACGCGACCTTGCGACCCGGTATAAATACGGTATGGAAAAATACTTCATTCTGTATAAGACCACTAACAAGGTGAATGGCCGATTCTATATCGGGATTCATGTTACATCTAAAGTGGAAGATGGTTATCTCGGATCTGGTCGGCGGCTGAGGGCGGAGATCAAGAAGTATGGCAAGGAAAACTTTGAAAGAACCATACTTGAATTTTGTAATTCGACGCAAGAACTTAAAATTCGTGAACAGCAAATTGTAACAGCTAATTTGCGAAAAGACCCGCTCAATCTCAATCTTAAAAATGGCGGTGAAGGTGGCTGGGAATATGTAAATTCTTCAGGTGCCAATATCCGAAATGATTTTGCGAGAGATGCTGCGTATCGTGAGAAAATGAGCGTGAGCAAGAGGGGGACGGTTCTATCCGAACATGCCAGGCAGAACATATCAGCGGCACACTGGTCAAAGAAAAACCCTGAGCAGCACAGCCAGCACATGAGAAAAATTGCTGGCCAGACCAAAAGCGAAGAACATAAGAAGAAAATCGCTGCAGCTCTTCGTGGTAGAACATTCGCGTTTGAATTAGTCATATGCCCTCACTGCGGAAAGAGTGGTGGTAAGAATGCAATGCTCAGGTACCATTTTGATAAATGCAAAGCGGTCGTCGTATAGCCTGGTTATTATCCCTGCTTGCCATGCAGGGGACAGCGGTTCAAATCCGCTCGGCCGCTCCAGACAATTTGCGGGTGTAGCCTAGAGGTCAGGCACTGGTCTTCCAAACCGGCAGACGAAAGTCGCACGCAGGTTCGAATCCTGTCACCCGCTCCACACAACTTGGGCTTGTAGTATAGGGGGAATTATACTGCGCTTGCACCGCGGAGATCAGGGTTCGAGTCCCTGCAGGTCCACACCAGGCATCTTTGTACTACCTTCTAATAAATACGTGCAAAGAGGAAAGCAAAGATGCCCCGCAAGCAGACGAAGTACCACTTCATCTACAAGACGACGTGCGTCGTCACTGGTCGATTTTACGTTGGGATGCACTCGACGGACGATCTGCAAGATGGCTACCTTGGAAGTGGGAAAGTTCTGGGTTACTCTCGCCGCAAGCACGGCGATGAGAACCACACACTGGAGATTCTCGAGATGTGCGGCTCGAGAGAATTATTAAAAGTTCGTGAGAGAGAAATCGTGAATGAGGAGCTGCTGTCGAACCCGCTGAACATGAATCTGAAGTACGGCGGCGATGGTGGTGGTAAATTTTGGTCTGAAGAGCACCAGCGCAAGTGCGCATCTGCTGGTGGAAGAGTTGGTGGAAAGACTGCTGGCAAGCTGAATGGAGCGCAGAATTACTTGAGTGCGAGAGAACGAGGAACCTCTAAGCTGTCGTGCCTCGCATTTTCTGGTAAAAAGCACAGCACTGAGTCTCGAAGAAGAATCAGTAGTTCGATGCTTGGCAAGCAGGACGCGAAGAAAAATTCACAGTTTGGTACGTGTTGGGTAACCAATGGTGTTATCACGAAAAAGATAAAGGCCACAGCGCTTGATGCCCATCTACGAGAGGGTTTTAGACGCGGTCGAAAGTAATTGCCCCGGTGACGGAACTGGCATACGTGTTGGTCTTAGAAGCCAAATTTTAGGGGTTCGAATCCCCTCTGGGGCACCACAGGCGCGTGCAGCACGGATACGGAGCATCAGATCCTTCGTCGCAATGCCGTGAGCCTCGCAGGGTTCAACACGTAGCGAATACCCTCAACGCACAGAATTAGCAACCGAAAGGTGATGATTATCATTGGAAACCGGTACATTGGGGGTTCGAGTCCCTCCTCCAGCAATGGAGTGGCGAAACGGTAAACGCGCTGGTCGATCGCCGAAAGGCAATTCGTCGCCATCATTTGTTGCTAACTTTTCAGATCTTGTCACCCTACCCAAGGGGTTCGAGAGAGTGGTTGGAAGCATCTCGACAAGTGGCTTATATGCCCGTGACAGGGTCAGCGATTTAGTAGTGGTGGAACTGGCAGACCAGACGGGCTTGTGCGGACCCTTAAACCGCTGTGGGCGAAGGCCCTGAACCTGTTGGAATTACACGAAAGTGACTGTGGGTTCGAGTCCCACCTACTAATTTCAGGGTGTATTGTCAATCTGGTAGACGGCCTGCTTTGGAGGCAGGAGGCTGCAGGTTCAAATCCTGCCGCCCTGACCACATCACATAGGAGATAACCGTGACAATTGAGCTTGACAGCGAGGTAGCGGACCGCATCTGCGCGGCGACCGTCTCAGAGCACATCGACATGGTGAAGGCCAACATCAAGGCCCTCAGGAAGATCAGGAAGCGCCTCCCGCACCAGGAGGAAGATCTCGAGAACAACATCGTGCTGCTTGACGCGCTTGAGCGCGTAAGCAGGTACTTTGGTGGGTAAAGACTACAGCGGGTGAGTGGAACGGACAGTTACAAACCATACGTGTCTCATAAGCACGTGATACTAGGTTCGACTCCTAGACCCGCAACCAGACATGCACTCGTGGCGTAATTGGTAGCCGCGCTAGCTTGAGGTGCTAGTGGCCGAAAGGCTGTGGAGGTTCGAGTCCTCTCGAGTGCACCAGAATTTCAGGGCGTAGCTCAGCTGGGGAGAGCGCCGCGTTCGGGACGCGGAGGCCGGAGGTTCAATCCCTCTCGCCCTGACCACTAAATACCGCATGCGTGAACTCCGTCCAACCTGCCT